CCACACATAATCTTTATAACAATGAGAAAGAACAAACTGGCCCCGGTGGAGGGAGTCGAACCCTCGCTAGCGGTTTTGGAGACCGACGTGCTACCGTAACACTTCACCGGAATAACTTGGCGAACTTGATGGGTTTCGATCCCACTACCTCCAGCGTGACAAGCTGGCGCTCTCCCGATTGAGCTACAAGTCCAATGAACTCTTATTTATACCCTTCTACACAATTCACGCTTAATTGTACATGTTTATTTTCAGTTTAAATGACGTACAGCGTGATCGGCAGCATGAGTAGCAGCAAAAGCAGAAGGCTTGATCTTGGCATCAATACCAAGAGAACCCTTCACCCAACCAAGGGCTTCCTTCACCGCAACCGAAGACTTATGCTTCGGATTAGGATTAATATCAAGGTGGATCTCCATATGGCGATCACCGAGTACTTCAATGATTTCAGTCGCAGTAGCCACAGCGTGCTGAACCTCAGTCAACAGACGTTGCTTTAGGTTACCATAGTCAGGCATATCGACAGACTCATGGAACAGACGGCAACCTTTCTTGGAATCCATGTGTACAATCACGACTGTGCTGTACTTGGCATACCACATCTTGTTCTTACGAAAACGAATCGAGTCACAGCCGATATAGACCGATGACTCTTGACTCGAATCGAGAATTGCTTGTTTAGCTTCTTCAATCATAGCTCAAACCACTTTAATTCTTCCTGCTGCTTCACGAGCTTCTTCTATACTGTGAGCCAGTACAACACCCATGCGTCGATTTTTACGACAGTATGGCTTACCGAAAACACGAACCTCAACACCTGGTGTTTTTAGAGCATCTTCAATACCTTCATAACGCGGTTTTGTATACGTATCTTTTTCAGCAAGAATAACAGCTGATGCACCAAAACCACCGGCAATCTTAATATTTGGAATAGGAAGACCAAGAATTGCTCTGAGGTGAAGATCGAACTGTGAGATATTCTGACTAATCATAGTTACCATACCAGTATCGTGTGGACGTGGTGATAGTTCTGAGAAGTAAACAACGTCACCCTTGACAAAGAACTCAACCCCAAACAAACCGGCACCACCCAAGTCATCCGTAATCGTCTTAGCCATAGCCTGCGTTACACCGTACGTTGCGATATTTTTAAATGGCTCCGGCTGCCATGAATATTGATAGTCTCCGTTTACCTGAACGTGTCCGATAGGATTACAGAAGAGAGTCGGGCCATCTTTCTGCTTAACAGTCAGAAGAGTGATCTCATAATCAAAATTAATAAACTCTTCGATGATAACTCGTTGACGATTACCGCGCATATTTTCACATGCATAATGCCATGCAGAACGTACTTGAAGTTCGATATCAACATCAGTGTCACAATCTACTACGGATTGTCCTTTACCCGATGATGACATAACTGGCTTGATAACAGCTTTCTTTGATGCTATCTTATTATAAGCGTCGACAAGTTCTTGCTCTGATTCAGCATAAGCAAATGCAGCTACCTTCAACCCAAGCTCATGAGCACGATCGCGAATAGCATCGCGATTCATTGTAAGGTTAACAGCTCGTGCGGACGGAACAACCTGAGTACCAGCGGCCTCTACTCCATAGAGTACATCGGTAGCAATTGCTTCAATCTCAGGCACAATAATATCTGGGCAGTAAATGTCAATCATGGTTTCAAGTCTACGAGCGTCGAGCATATCGAACACTTCATACGTATCTGCTACCTGCATTGCTGGTGCATTCCGATAAGAGTCACACGCAATAACATAGTGACCCATACGCTTGGCTGAAATTACAAACTCTTTGCCCAGTTCACCCGAACCAAGTAACATAATTACTTTCATATTGTATCCTTTAAATGGAGTCACGGGCGGGATTCGAACCCGCGGCTTTGAGGTTTTGCAGACCTGTGCATTGGACCACTCTGCCACCGTGACGTGGTACTCCTGAAGGGACTCGAACCCCTAACCAAGCCGTTATGAGCGGCCGGCTCTACCATTGAGCTACAGGAGTGGAATTGGTGCGCCGTGCAGGACTCGAACCTGCTACCTCAAGTTTAGAAGACTCGCGCTCTATCCAGGTGAGCTAACGGCGCATTCGATTAGGCGATACGACCTATTCGATGGAGGAGACTGGCAACTTTCGACAGTTCTTCCGAAACATTGCGCTCGCTTTCTTCGGACTGCACGAGCATGTCCTTGTAGTAGAATAGAGCGTTCTTGATCAGAGGCATGTCTGCAGGTGCAAACGTACCGCCTTTGACTTCATTCGGCATTACTTCGACTCCAATAACCAGTTGTTGGCGGTATCCATCCAATCGAGTGCTTCGACAGGAAGAGATTCGCCTCTACGTTTGGCATTCAGAAGATCACAAAACGTGTCTTCGACAGCCTTCGGATTTTCCATTGTTGGAAATGCAAAAAGTTCAACTTCCATATTCACCTCCGTAGTATACTATATATCAGCCCCGAATGAGGGCGACGATAAAAACAATTAAAAAGATCAAGACGCCGATCGAGATTGGAATCCAGAAAGGAGCCAATACCCACAACCACGACCATGTAATATGTCCAGTCAACTTGAGAGTGATAAAAATCAGACCAAGGATTCCAAGGATCGGGAACTGAACAATAGGGGTTTTAGAATTCGACATGATTAAGCTCCAGTATAGTCGTATACGGTGAAGTGAGTGGCATCAGCAATCAGACAATCTTGCATTGCGCGATGGCGCGAACGAAGATAAGTAGTATTATCGTTGCGAGTCATTTCGCGGCCGATAGAAACAGCACGTGGGCCACGGTAGCGAAGACGGATACGAGTGTTGGTCTCGCGGTAGGCGGCCAAAACTTGTTCGCGAAGCTCGATTGGAATCCAATAGGCCAAAACGGGATAATAGTTTTGGCGAGTCGCGTCGGTAGGGACGGCGTAAGTGGATTCAATCTGTTCAACGGTAAGAGTCATAATATATTCCTTTCAACTGATAATATCATCTTACACCGGTTTCGGATTATTGTACATGTTTATTTCGCATTTAACAAGCTTTTTGCTCGCCTAATAACCCATGGTTCGAACGGCAGATGTGTGCCAGTGGCACCGGTCCAATCAGAGAACTCTTTATCGTAGAATCCTATTGTCTTCTTCTGCTTCTGTAATTCAGTGAGCTCATCAGCCCATTCTTGCCATTTTCCATCGCTAATGACGTTCTCATCAAGAACATAGTAGAGATAGGAATGGACGAGCATTTGTATCCTACGCTGACGAATCTTCTCAGACAGAGTCTGAACCTCGTTCACCATGGGATCGTCGTCCAACCAGGCTGAGAGATCGGCCATTACTCGGACAACCACCGAGCAATGGAGCCATACTTGAGATTGAGTTCGTGCTCAAGAATCTCAAGGCCATAGTGATCGAACTCTCGTTCATTGATGCCTTCGGCTTCGGCGATGATCTCGATCGCACGTTCGCGAGTAGCACCTTCGATGATTTCCATCGTCTCTTGAACACGCTCAACGAAGGCAGCAAAGTTGCGAGACTGCTGAATGCGCTCTTCTTCGATCTGCTCGTCGAGTCGATTGCAGAGGAAATCATAGTCATCTTGAAACTCTTCGAGAGACTCGAACTGTGCACCCCGCGGGCGACTACCGTACACGTCCTTGTACAAGTCAGAGTAGATATCGCCGTCACGGCTATTGGTGAGAGCGTTGATGTCCGAGAGAGTAAGCATGTCAGTAGTTCCTTTCATCATCATATATCCAGGATACCTTGTTTTGATAATAATGTACATGCTAAAATGCGCCCGAAAGCGAATCCGAGCGCATTTATTTTAAAAAAGTTTTTAGGCTTTAGTCGTTAAGAGCTGCTAGCTTCTCTACAACTTCATCGATGGTATCGAGAATGGTATCAGAACCACGATCGTCGATAGTACGAATCATCACCTTGCCACGGTGTTCAACGACACCAATCAGAAGGTCGACATTGACAAGATACTTGCCACCTGTCTCGTTGATGAACTCTACGAATTTTACTTGCTTGCTCATTTCTTTCTTCCTATATTATATTTTGTCACGAGGCTCCATTCATTTTTCTCTTTGAATGGAAGGATCTTAATTTGGTTCAATGGAGTCTGAGGATCCACGATCTTATCTGGATCCACTACGGCAATTAATCCCCAGTCAGATAGAAGTTTGACGACAGTATTTCTACGTCCTTGATCTTCTGAGGAAAAATCTGTTGGCTTACCGTCAAGAGCAAACAGCTCTTTAAAATGAACGATGTAATATTTGCCTTGTTTGTGTAGGATATGGCAAGACTGATAAAGAGTCTTGTCCTTGCGTGAAGCAACGCCGATGCGAGTTAAGGTCTCGCGAACCTTTAAGAAATCATCTTCTTCGCCCAGCCTCACTTCAATTAAACTTTCTAAAACACTCATGTTTCACCCTTCTGAATCTTTTTCTTTATTATGTTTATATGTTCAGAGGAGAGGATATCAAGAGCTGCCTTGGCAGCACGACGGTTATAACCGTAATACTCTGCAACCGCTTCGAGATCTCCATCCTTTTCTTTCTTCACCCACTTTGCAAAGCGTTTACTGGGCCGAATAATATTTATCAAAAAAGAATATTGGAGTTTATTGTCGAGGTGGTGGTTGCAGTTCATCATGTTTGCGGCATGGATACTATCCGCAAAGTAAGACAGAGATCGATTAGTTAGCCAAGGACTATAAGTCTTCTCAGCTAGAGTATCATTCTCCGTACCTTTCATCAGGTTCTTCTTGGTCGAATTTATCGAAGTCACGAAGTCGAACGGTTTCATCGCTACGGCCTTTCATAATCACATCAGCAGACTTGTCAAAGAAGTCTGCACATTTTTCACAGATCTCAAGAGATACTGTCCCTTCTGCAGTTTCGAGGCGGAGTTCATGGAACGCCGCTTTCTTAGGATACTTATCCGTGCAGACAGGACACTTCTTTTTCCAGATCACAGGAACTCACAGTCAGCCATAATTTCGGTGAGACATGCCATGAGATTGATTTCAGGATCGGCCGAGAAAGCATTCTGATACTGATACTTCGCGAGGTGCAGTACGAGTTGAGGCATACTACTCTTTGCGATATGATCTTCTGCCTTATCAAAGAAGGCACGGAAGAATTCAGTAGGCTCGATGTCAGACTCTCCAAGCCACTTACGAGCAGCTGTGAAGTTCTTGTCCTTCATGTAACCGATCAGCTTAGTGAGAGCAGAATCCGAGAAATTCCTAAGGATCCCAGTGTCAATGCTGCCAGTAGCACTATACCTCTGAAGCTCGTTGATAACACGGCGCCAATCTGGAAAGTGTGTCTTGATGACTTCAGCAACGACCGCTTTTTCATAAGAAACCGATTCATTGTCGAGGATTCCACATACCCTCTGCATAAACTGCTTCGCGAGAGAAGGGAGTTCTGACTTAGGAATCTTAAACTTGATAACCGAGCATCGAGAATGTAGTGGCTCAATAATCCGATCGACAAAATTACAAGTAAGAATGAATCCACAATTTGCACTGAATTCCTCCATAAAGTTACGCAGAGCTGGCTGAGTGGACTGAGGATTGAGATAGTCGGCCTCATCGAGGATCACCATCTTTCTGCCACCCATCAGGGACACAGAGCTAGCAAACTGAGAGATGTCGTTACGCAGCATGTCGATGTTGCCATTCATCGAACCGTTGATAACGATGTAGTCACATCCAAGCTCTTCGCACATGGCTTTGGCGACAGTCGTCTTACCGACACCTGCCGTACCAGAGAGAATGAGGTTAGGAATGTTCTTCTGATCTACGAACTGTTGAAATGTCTTCTTCAGTTCATCTGTCAGGATAGTGTCGGACACAGTCTTTGGGCGATACTTCTCGACCCACAAAAAATCTTCAAGCATAATATATCTCCGTCAAAATCAAAGTACCGGTTACGAGTTCCGGTGTCGCCTTTTCGTATCGACCGCTTCACCCGAAGGTGCACTGTATACGCTGGCATCTTATGGCGGCCAGTCACCATCCGTTAAGCTTCGAACGAAGAGTTGGATTCGACGGCGATCCAGTACTCTACAGTAGCACCCTTCCAATGGCTGAGTCCCTTCGAAGAGATCGAAACATCGTAAGAACCAGGAATCAGCTTCATACAATCCGAACGGAATACCATGCGGAAGCGAGCTTCAGTTTCACCAACTTCGACGCTGAAAGAGTCGTTGCTAGTTCCACGTGTATCCACAGCTTGAAGCAAGATCTTACCGTTCTTACCGACGATGGCGATTTCAGGAAGCTGAGATACGCTCAGAGCCTTCATCACTCGATTGAGTGCTTCTTCAGAAATCAAGCAGTTGACTTCAGGATTTGGCAATTCAATCTCACGATCAGGTGGAACGATGATCAGCGAAGGATCAGTGACAGCGTACTGAAACTTGTTGTTGCCTTCGATGAGTTCTACGTATGAATCCTTGATTTCAATCTCAGGATCATTAAACAAGGAAAGGGTGCCGATAAACCGTGAGAGGTCGTATACGGCAAAACCCTTCTCGAAGTCTTGCTTAATTGTTGCTTTCGCAAGAACAGACTTTGTACTGGAAATAGTACGGATCACATTACCCGGTTTGAACATGATGTTCTTATTAATAGCCGAGAAATTCTTAAGTACTTGCAACGTATCATTATCTAATTTCATTATAAATCTCCATATGTTCGGAATATTCACTATACCAATTGTGGTGTTTATTGTACACTCTTATTTTTTGTTCTTTCCAAGTGCAGAAGGATCTGCAGTTGCAGAAGCACCGATGCGAGCAATATCTGGTAGAGAACCACCAAACACATACGAACCGACGTGCTTCAATTCCATCCAAGGGCATAGCCATACATGCATGCCAGCATTGCGAACCCACTGACAGAACATATAGTCTTCAGAGAGGTAACGCTTCGAGTAATCCTTCAGCAGACCGTTGTTTGGATCTTGCACGAATGCCAAGATCTCGTCGGCCTTTGCCTTCGGATTCTTCTCGAGGAATTCCTTGAGTTCAGCATTGATGTTCGTACGCTTATGATCGATAGGTGTATCGAAGAATGCCATGATCTCGCGGCTACCATCAAAGTGTTCAGTACGAACGTGATCTGGCTTATAGAACTGCTGAGGATAGGCTTCTTGGAACTTCTCAAAGGTGTTGCGACGAATCATCATGAAACCTGTACCAGCTTCAAGCACTTCGACTGGTTCGCCGAGAGGACT